ATCAAGTATGATATGCTAAACGGTAGGCCACTAAGAGATTGGGACTTTATGACAAGACTATACAATGCAGTAAGTCCTGTTAGTCTAAACTTAGATCAAAGCCCCGGTAGAGAGTTTCTATTTGATAGTGGTTACGATCTTCGTACATCTACATACTATGCACCTGACAGTACAAACTTGACAGATCATCCTTATATTAGATCACAGTTTCAACGAGCACTTGGTTCTCTTAACTTAGAACTAGAGCTTAACAAATTTGCTAAAGATAAAAGAATGATAGCATCTATGGAACAGATGTATGCTGACATACGTGCTGGCAGACGTGCTCAGTTTAATGCTAGAGATTACTACCATAACAGAGTTATTGATAGATTATTTAAAAAAGCAAAAGCAAGAGCATGGGCATCTATCAAAGATAATCCTAAGATTGCAGAAGTAATTGAGAAACAACGTCGTGAAAAACTTGCACAAGTCGATAAGAGAACTGCATCCGCAAACATCCTCAACATATACAAATAAATGATTTCACAAATACAAGACTTAGTAATCACTGATGTTACATCAATACCAGAATCAAACGTTATAGGGTTTGACTACTCAAGAAAGTCTGACGTTAAAGTTAAGCTAGGTGCTCCCGGAGTTAGTGATGCAAACCTCGTACAACGAACTTTTACAACTGATTGGAATATTACTTCAAGTAATACAGTTCAGTTAGAAGCTAGTCTATTTACTCAAACCGGAACTTGGAGATTACAAATATATAGGCAAACTGATACCTCAACACCCGTTCACAGTTTTCAAGCTGGATCGTCAATTACAGCAAAAGAGTTAAACGGTGTAAATAAACAAGCACTGCATGGAGTTGAGGAAATACGTGATACAATAAATAGTATAGTGCTTGACGGTTATAGCCCAAGTAATGTACTTATTGATACAAGTAAGTTAGCTGACGGGTCGATAACATCATCTAAGATATTAGATGGACAGGTTCAAACTGGTGACTTAGATCAGGGTGCAGTCACTACTGCAAAAATAGGAGGCTTACAAGTTACCGACGCTAAGCTGGCAGATGATGCTGTAATAACAAGAACTATTAAAGACGGAGATGTTACTCAAGCAAAATTAAATGCTGCATTACGTACAGCCTTACAACCAGTAGGAACTGTTATTACATTTGCTGGAGATAAACCACCTGTTGGTTATTTAAAATGTAATGGAGCTACTATTAACAATGGTAATACTCCTATTACTGGTCAGTACATAGATGGTACAAATATAGGAACTGTTGATACTTCTGCTTTATATGCAATAGTAGGTGGTACTTTACCTGATTTACGTGGTGAGTTTGTTAGAGGTTGGGATGATAATAGAGGTGTAGATCATACACCGAATAGGCAAATAAGAAGTACTCAAATAGATGACAATAAGCAACATGGTCATACAGCTACCACTACTTCAACTTTTACTGGAGCAGCTCATAGTCATACTTTCAACGTTACTCATACAGCTACAACTGTAACTAACTGGGGAAACGGGTCTGACCTTAGAATGGGTTTAATGGATTTGTCTGGAAATGACAGTACAGGGTCACAGTACAGTACAGATTCGGCAACTGCAACAGGTACAGTCGTTTCTAATACTTCCAATGCTCAACAAGGTAGTGAATCAAGACCAAGAAACGTAGCACTTTTGATGTGCATTAAATATTAATTAGATGAATAATGGCTACAACAACAAAAGATTATGAAGGGAACGGGTCAAAAGGTATAGATGGTCAAGAGGTATTAACTTTTACCTTTCCCTATTTAAAAATTGAAGATATCAAAGTTTCACTTAATGGTGCAACTTTAGCGACAACTAAATACACATTTCCAACAGCCACCTCCATCCAATTTAATGCTCTTAGTGGATCGCCAACTACATTAGAAACTAACACCCAAGAAAATACTGGTGCTCCTAAACAAGGAGTAAAAATTCTTATATACAGAGATACAGATGTAGATGCAGCTAAAGCTGTATTTGCTGCTGGTTCTTCTATAAGATCAAGAGATTTAAATGACAATAAAGAGCAAGACTTATTTTTTCAACAGGAAGTACAAGATCCTGCCAACCCTAAAAATAAACCAAATTCCTTAAACGGAACTGGTGCACCAGATCAAGGGTTAGGTAAAGAAGGTGATGTTTATATTGATACAACTAACAATTCTCTCTATGGCCCAAAAACCGATGGTGCTTGGGGTTCTGGTACAAATTTAGCTGGAGTAATAGGTGTTACTGGTACTGCACCAATTACTTCTACTGGTGGTGATTCACCAGTAATAGGTATTTCGGCTGCCACAACAAGTGCAGCTGGATCTATAAGTGCAGCAGATAAAACTAAACTTGATGGAATAGAAACCAGTGCTGATGTTACTGACGCAACTAATGTAGATGCTGCTGGTGCAGTAATGAATAGTGATAGTACAACTGCTTCAATGAGTTTTGTTGTTGATGAAGATAATATGTCATCAAATAGTGCAACTAAAGTACCTACACAGCAGTCAGTCAAAGCGTATGTTGATACTGAAGTTGCTGGTGTTGTTGACTCTGCTCCTTCTGCACTTGACACCTTAAATGAACTTGCTGCTGCACTTGGAGATGATGTAAACTTCTCAACCACTGTTACTAATTCAATAGGAACAAAACTACCTTTAGCTGGTGGTACGATGACAGGTAACATTGTTATGTCTGGATCGCAAACTGTTGATGGAAGAGATGTTTCTGCTGATGGTACAAAATTAGATGGTATAGCGTCAGGAGCCGAAGTAAATGTCCAAGCTGATTTTAATGAAACTGATAATACAAATGATGCTTTTATAAAAAATAAACCTACAATTCCTACTAACAATAATCAATTAACTAATGGAGCAGGATTTACAACTAATACAGGAACAGTAACAGGTGTTAGTGGTACTGCACCAATTACCTCAAGCGGTGGTACGACACCAGCAATAGGCATTTCGGCTGCCACAACAAGTGATGCTGGTTCTATGAGTGCAGCAGATAAAACTAAATTAGATAGTCTTCAAACTAACTTTATTCCAGGTTGGGCTAACTCAACAAATAGAACTATCAATACAAGATTACAAGACACTGTAAATGCTGCTGATTTTGGAGCAACAGGAAATGGTTCTACAAATGATACAACTGCACTGCAAAATGCAATAAATTATGTTGTGCAAAATCCCGGGAAAGAACTTGTAATAAATGCTGGAATTTATAATGTAACAAGTACAATTACAGCCACTTTAGATGCAAAATCTGAACAATTACATATTAGAGGTGGTGGTAATGTAATTATTAAATTTAATCCACAAGACTCTAACCAACATTGTTTAAAAGTAGATATTGATTCTAATCAATATGCTTCTGATGTGTCTACTGGTGCACCAAGAGTAAGTATAAGCAATATAGAATTTGCGTATGATGGAAGTACTAACGGCATAGGACAAGCAATTAGATTGGAAGGTAGCAACGTACAAGGTCGGCATACTCAACGCTGCGTAATCCATAACTGTCAATTTGTTCCTTATGATGACTTAGGTAAAGTTTTTAGTGTAGGGGTATATGTCTATGATTTACATGAAGTAGCTTTTGATAATTGTTCTTTTTATCAAGACAATAATTCAACTGGTAATCAACTAAATACTGGTGTACAAATAGATAGTAGTGGTACGAGTGCTTCACCTGCTCATTATTACTTTAGTAATTGCACATTTTTATATGGCAATGCTGGTATTAGAGTCGAACGATATACAGAAGGTTTATATATAAATAACTGTGGTTTTGTTGCTAATGATAACGGAATTGAATATTTTGCTATTACTGATTCTTTAGAAAATGCTGTTGAACCCGGTTTACAAATTACTAATTCACATTTTAATACAGACACCAATCAGTCAGTTGCGAATGGTAATTATGGTGTTCGTACAAGAGGTGTAGTTGATGTTCTTATAGCAAATAACTTATTTTATTCAGGTAAAGATGGTCAAACTGCTCCAAGTTCTCAACAATATAGAGGATGTATTTATATTGAAGAAGGTGGAAGATTTAATATAGCAAATAATAATTTTGTAAATAATGATGGTGGAGTTAGTCTTTCTAATTACAGTAATACAGCTATTACTGTTGCAAGTCAATCTATAGCAGCTTTATCTTCTGTTAAATTTGGTTTAATTCAAGGTAATACTTTTGATAGTTTTAAAAGTAGTGGTGCTGTATGGTTACAAAACACAACAGGAGGAGAAGTTGTTGTATATGAAGAATTAAATATTTTTAAAAACTGTACTAATAAAATAGTAGATCAACAAGGTTCTAATACAACGAGTTTAGCAGTTAACATTGCGGCTGCAACAACAAGTACAGCTGGATCTATGAGTGCAGCAGATAAAACAAAATTAGATGGTATAGAAAGTGGAGCTACCGCAGATCAAACAGATGCTGAGATAAAAACTGCTTATGAAAATAATTCAGACACTAATGCTTTTACTGATGCGGAGAAAACTAAACTATCAGGTATAGAAGCTAACGCTACTGCTGACCAGACAGCCGAAGAAATACAGGATATTGTAGGAGCTATGCTTACAAGTAATACTGAAACAGGTATTACAGTAACGTATCAGGATGCAGATGGTACTATAGATTTTGCTGTAGCATCACAAACAGATGAAAACTTTACAACAGCGGATCACTCCAAACTTGATGGTATTGAAAGTAATGCTACTGCCGACCAAACTGGTGCTGAAATTAAAAGTTTATATGAAGGAGAATCTGATACAAATGCTTACACTGATGCTGAAAAGACCAAGTTATCAGGAATAGAAACAAATGCAACTGCTGACCAAACTGCTTCTGAGATAAGAACACTTGTTGAAAGTGCTAGTGATAGCAACGTGTTTACTGATGCTGACCATACAAAATTAAATGGCATCGAAGCAAGTGCTGATGTAACAGATGCAGCTAATGTTAAATCTGCCATGGAATCATTTACTTCTAGCGTAATCATTCCAGATAATATAGCAATCAGATTTGGTGCTGATAGTAATTTAAGAATATTTCATGATGCCGGTGATGATTGGTCATACATAACAGAAACTGACGACGAAGCTGAGGGTCTTAGAATACGAGGTCAAAATTTAGTTTTAGAAGATAACTCTGGGGATAATTATATTTTGTGCGAACATGATGGAAAAGTAATACTTTATCACGATGCTGCTTCAAAACTTTATACACAGTCATTCGGAATAGAAGTTAGAGGTGACGGTAGTTCTCAAGACGCAGCGATAAAACTTAACTGTTCACAAAATAGTCATGGTGTAAAAATTCAATCACCACCTCATAGTGCTAATGCAAGTTATACATTAACTCTTCCAAATGATACAGGGTCTGCTAACCAAGTCTTAAAAACTGATGGATCAGGAAATTTAGATTGGGTAGATCAATCAAGCGGATCAAGCGGAGTAGCAGCTACAGGTGGTACGTTTACGGGCTCAGTTACCTTTGAAGATGCAATAAATGAAAATGTTTTTGCAATTTCAGATGCCTCTTCTGTTGCTTTAGACCCTGACAATGGAATGATACAAACATGGACTTTAGGTGCAAACAGAACTGCCACGGATAGTCTTACAAGTGGTCAGTCAGTACTTTTAATGATTACTGCTGGATCTTATACTTTAACATGGCCTACTATTACATGGGCGGGTGGTTCTGCACCAACCTTATCCACCTCTTCTACGACAGCAATAGAACTATGGAAAGTTGGATCAACACTTTATGGAGCAAACGTAGGAGATGTATAGATGAGAAATCACTTTTTAAGAGCTAAAGGCGTTACCTCTTCTGGAGGCGGCGGTGATAGTGGTGGTGGTGGTGGCAGCACTTGTGGAGCAAATGACAGTGGCGGAACAAATGAATGGGCGTTTACCTGTGCTAAGGGTGATGATTATTTTGATGGTTCAAATGAGTTTACTGCCTCAATAGACACAGCTAATAAAATATCTTATTTAGCTACTGACCAAAGAGTAGGTGGTAAGTTTATTGTAAGAAAAATTACAAATACTGGAACAATAAGTTGGATTAAAAATTATACTTTTTCGGGAACTAACTATTCAAATTTTGAGCCTCGAAAAGGAAAGTCATTAAGTACAGGAAAACAAGTTTTTGCTGCTCAAGTTTATTATTCTGGTGCTTACTACGCTACTATTATATGTATAAATGCAGACGGAAGTGTTGAGTGGTGTAAAAGACTTACACCCGGTTCTGATTCAAGTTTTTATGAAGGACAGCCTTATCATTTAACGATTGATAGTAATGATAATATTTATTTTATTTTTCAGGCAGATGAACCTAATGCTGATGGAACGTCGAGTAGCAATAGACGCTATTTTGTTATGAAGATGAATAGCAGTGGTGTAATACAATGGCAAAAAGTTCTTAAATCGTTAAGCAGCACTAATAGTTTTATTTCAAGTTTTACTAATCCTAATGGTTTAGCAGTGGATAGTAATTATCTTTATATAACTAATACTAGAAACAATGCTAGATCACAACAAATTGTCACTTTAAATGTTTCAGACGGAACTGTATATGCAGTAAAACATTGGGGATCAGATGGTACAAACAGAGTAAAACCAGCTACTTTTAATTATAGAGAGCACAGTGGTTCTCTTTTAGTGAAAGATAGTAGTGGTGATTTTTACATGCTGTACCCAGCATACACTAGCAATAGCGGAGGATCACGTAGAGATATATTTATAACAAAATTTGATAGTAGTTATACTGTAGATTGGTCTATTAAATTTTCAGTTGATAGTTCTCATTTTTATCGGTATGGTAATTCGGGTGGTTTTGGGTTAACAGTTACTCCAAACGTAAAAAATATTATATTCTCTTGCATTATTTATAACACCAGTAACAACCAAAATGAAATGCTTTATATAGCAAAATTCGATAGTTCTGGTTCCTTAGATTGGCAAAGAGTTATAAGAGGCGTTCCATCTGATGGTAAGCAAGCGTGTGATAGAGTTAATACCTTAGAGTCGGACAACGCAGATCATTTTTATTTATCATGTCATCTACCATGGACAAGACATACAGTTAATGAGGCATATCAGTATTATTGGAATAGAGGAGAAAGTCTGTTAAAGCATACAAGCTGTAGTGCAATTCCGACTGGTTATATTACTGACAACGATCCTCATAATATACTATCTAGTGTTTCTGGATCTCCTAGTGGATTTGGCAAAATAGAAAGTACAAGTGCTTTTAGTGCATCATCTGCTTCTTGTGTTATACAATCGACACCTTTTTCAGATGATAGTAGTTATGGTTCGATTTATACAGCAACTAACCCAACAGGTAATTTCACTGCAACTTCTGAATCTATTACAGTGACAGATGTTGCATCTTCAGATCGTTATGAAGATTTAACTTATTTATAAATATTATGCTAGGAATTTTAGAAAACAATGCAATTACACAGTTTCCAATAGATGTAATTGACTTAAGAAAAAAGTATCCAAATACAAGTTTTCCTGATGATATTTCAAAAACAGATTTAACAAGTTATAATGTCGTTACTATACAAGAAGTAGCAAGACCTTCATACAACTCAAAAAATCAAAAAATTGCAGAAGGAGAACCTGTTTTAGAAAACGGTGTATGGAAACAAAGCTGGACTGTTACATCCTTAACAAGCGATGAAATAACAGCAAAAACAAACGAGGAGTGGGCAAATATAAGAATTGCAAGGGATGAGTTATTAACTGAATGTGACTGGAGAGCATGTTCTGATAGAACAATGAGTGACGAATGGAAAACCTATCGTCAAGCTTTAAGGGACATCACGACTCAATCAGATCCATATAATATCACGTGGCCGACAATCCCCAGTTAATGAAAATTCAAACAATAGAGTTTCCTGATTCTATAACTCTACCGAGTTTTCAGTTTGAGTTACCTAAAGGCAGCCCACCTACTTATATACCTTTAGTGGTTCCGCCCAGTGATTTACAGGCACCCAAAGGAGTTAAATCAAAAGCTTCTGAAGAACCTGAGCCAACAGGTATAAGGCAAGTTAATATACCAATAATAAATATTAAAATGCCTATGCCTGAGAATGAGATACTTATTACCGCTGGAACAACAGCAGTAATTTCTGTAGCAGCCACCTTAACAGCTACAGCAGCTTTTAAATGGGCTGTTACAGCCATGAAACCGATATTAAAAACAGCATGGAAGAAGATAAGGTCATCAAAGGACAACCCAAAAGTTTCCTGAGAAAGTTTAAAGAAGGTATAGATGACCACGAAGAACAGATGGTTGTACTCGGAGCTATGGTGCGTCTGGGTGTAGTCATCTGGAGTGGGTTTATCATTACTCTTAATTATGTCGAGTTGCCGATGGTAAAGAAATCTAACGCATCAGCTGACATAACTTTCGTAGCCTCGATTTTTACTGGGGCACTAGCCACTTTCGGCCTATCAACAGGTAACGGAAAGAAAAACGGCACACCAACAACTAAACCAAAACAATGAAGAAATGGATTCTTCTCTTAACACTGTTGTCACCCGCAGTAGCGAGAGCAAACACAATAACTCCCAACTTTACACAAGGGAGTATGAACTCAACGACAACAACCACTCAAACAGTAAAAGAAGTCAAAAAGACTCAAATATTTGGAGCAGCAGTCAAAAGCTGGTCTGGAACAAATGTCGAACCTTCTGGAAACATTACCGCAGCAGATACAACATTTGCCGTCAAAGATGTAACAAAAGATTGGACATTAGAAACAACAACAAGAGCTGCCGGAGTAGTACAAGAAATAGACACAACAACAGATTGGACTATAAATACTACTACTACATCCTTATCAGTATTCTCACAATAAGTTTTGTTCCTGTTTTAGCAGAGGAGCCTGAGATTAAAAATACAGCAAACCCCGTTGCGGCTGCGACAGGGAATGTTACCAACCAAGCAATTCAATTTCAAAACAATGGAGCAGCGTCACGTCAAAACTATGGCAGTGGCATTGCATGTAATGGATCAACTATGACGTTCTCGCCTTTTTATATGGGAAATCATGTCAATCCATATTCTGAAAAAGAAGGCTTGGAAGGTTTACACCCGTCTAGTTATCAGTTAAATGAAAACTGGGGGTTTCAACTTAATTTTATGGTTCCTTTAGATAAACGAGGGCTTGAACAATGCAGACGTATAGCTGCAAGACAAGAAGAAAAAATGCGATTAGATCACGAGCTAGTACGTGCACTTAAGTGTGCAGAGCTTCAGCAGAAAGGTTTTACCTTAATGCCGGGAACACGTGTTGCACATATGTGTTCTGATGTGGTTCCAATCCAATCACTATTACCACCTAAACAAAAAGAAAAGAAATTTTGGCAAAAATGAGCACACTATCAGAAAAAATTGCAGAACAAATAGAAGCTGCAAAGAAGACACCAAAGAAAAAAACAAAAGCAAAGCGTGACGAAGGCGGACGTTTTGTAAAAGATGACCCAGACTTAGACACACCATCATTATGATTGCACTTATTAAACCAATACTGTTCAAGTTTTTGGGCAGCACAGCTGTAAAAGAGCTTGTAGTCAAACTACTAGAAGCATACAGTAAGACTACTGACAACACAGTAGATGACAAGCTAACAGCTCTTGTCAAGAAAAACTTATTACCAGAATAATATGGAGAATCCAAGGGTTATACCCAAGAAAGCAACTGAAGAGAGTTTTAACGAGCTACACTACCTTGTTACAGAGGACTTTCTACGCAGAATCAAGAGTGGAGAAGCAACAGTACAAGATCTAAAGGCAGCTTGTGATTGGCTAAAAACCAATGACATC